CTCGACACCGCTAATGGTGCCCGAAGCCGCCAATTTGGCCGCAAGCTTGGGGTTGTCAGACTTGAGCGATGCGAAGCGACAGATATGACGCACCAGGTCAGATGCGGCCAGCGTGTCCTCGCTGCGCCAGCGCTGGCCATCCCACATCAGCCATTTACCCCACGCCGCAACGTATCGCCAGTCATTTTTGTAGCGGCTCGTGAAACTCACTGCCAGCGCATCTTCGGTACCCCAAACCGTATGCTCCTCGTCACTGCTGGAGCTCGGCGCTGCTTGGGCAGCTTTTGCCGCTCCAATGTCAGGCAGATGAATGGTCATGTAAGGGCTGTTGGCCACGATGTCGTGAACATCTACGCCCTCGGCCAGCGCGTCGGCGCAGTCCCAACCATTGGGTTTGCCTTCGGGCGGGTACAGGATGACGCAACTGGTGGCCTTGGCTGCAAGAATGGCCTGTGCTGCGTTTTCTGCATACGTCCAGCCGGGCTTGTCCTTGTCTGGCCAGATGATCACCACCTTGCCCGCCAGCGGTGACCAGTCGGTTTTGTCCACCGGCGCATTGGCTCCATGCATAGCGGTGGTGGCGCAGATGCCCACATCGATCAGGGCTTTGGCACATTTTTCGCCTTCGACCACCACCACCCGATCTGGCTTGAGCATGCCCGGCTGGTTGTACAGTGGCCGTGGATCGGGTGGCGCTGCTTTCTTGCGCTTGACATCCCAGGGGCGGAATTCCTTCTTCTGCCCGGGTGGGTCATAGCGGTAGACGATGGCGATCAACTTGCCCTCAGTGTCCAGGTACTCCCACTTGGCCGTAGCTGGGCCCAGTTCATCCATGGCGGGCTCAGCCTTGTGTTTGCGCGTTGCCTGCGGCGGCACTTTGCCGACCAGTTGCGCCGCAAAACTCAGCACTTTGGCAAAGTCAGAGTGAACGTTGAGGGCCAAGTGACCGGAAATCAGATCGAAGATGTCACCGCCCTGACCAGTCGCACGATCTGTCCATAAACCGGCCTTATCGCCAGTAACCACGATCTCCAGACTGTCTCCCTGACTGCCGAGGATGTCGCCCATCAGGAACTTGCCGCGCTTGACCTTGCCAGCGGGGAACATGTCCATCAGCACCGACTCAAGCCGCAGCAGCAAGCTTGCGCGAATCTTTTCGCGGTTGCCATCAGTGGACGGGGCTGGTGTCGGTGCCACGTCGTTAAAGTCCATCATGGCGGCCTCCCTGGGCTTGGAGCCATAGTGCAAGTTCAGACAACTTGAACCGCACCATGCGGCCGATGTGGTAATGAGGCAGGCGAAGTTTGCTGCGCTGGCGGGCATTGGTCATGTAATACATCGGCAGATTCATGGTGTACGCTGCCTCACGGGCATCGACAAAGGGCTCTTTGACCACATGAGGTGTTGGTGCTATTTCGTTCATTGGGTTGTCCTCCAGCAGCGGTCTTGCCAGGCGCAAAACTTGCATTCAAAGTGGGTGGCATCAAGGTAGGCGCGAGGTAGCAATTCACCTGCCTCGGTGGCGGCAATCACCTTCACACCCCGGTCAGACATGCGCTGGGCCAGTGCCGCATCAAACGGCACCAGCTCGGCGTAGATATCCATCGTGTCGGCGTTGACTGCCGTGAAGATGGCCGGGTTCTCGTGCAACTCCAGGTAGGCCTGGTAAATGGCCACTTGGGCTGCGTAGACCGGCTTGGAGGCCGCGAGCTTGTTCTTCTCCAAGTCGCGCCAGGATTTTGAGCCCAGGCACTTGTTTTCCCAAAGCGCCGGGTACTTGAATCCCTCTGGCCCACCGACAACGACACCATCAATGTGTCCCTGCAAGCGGCCCTCAGCCGTTGAGAACCCAAACTGCTCGCCGTTCGGTTTGTGCGTGCGCAGATCGAACCCGGCCGCCCGCAGCCACGCGACCATGCTGTCCTCGTTGACGTGGCCACGCTCGAAGATGCGCAGAATCCGACCCTGTGTCTCCCGCCCCGGGTCCACCGGCGCTTGGGCGTACTCGTATTGCAGCGCGCGCTCGCACGACACGCCCAGACGGGAAGCGCCCAGATACTGGCGGGATTTCTCCATGGAGCGGGTCTTTTGCAGACCCAGATCGATCAACGTGCTGATCTGCCCGCTGACGCTTGATGATGAGTTGAAGTCCATCATTTGGCATCCTCCCAGGGCAGGTCGTTTTCCATGTCGGCAAACGGATTGGCGACCAGATTCGCCATGGGATCCGGAACCTCTGGCAGATCACGCACCGGAGGGTACTTGGACTTTTCGTGGTGCTCGACCATGGCCTGCGTAAAGCAGGTCACGATGGAGTCGATCACCGCCAGGGCTTCTGATTCGGAGTAGTCACCCAATGGCTTTTTGAACCCAATGGTTCCGGCTGCTTCGCCGAAGGCCTTGAGGCACTTGACCATGGCGTTTTGCTCAACTTCAGAGAGATTGACCATGGTCACCCCCTTGGAGTTGACCAGTTCGTCCTTCAATCTGACCCAGTTGCCGTACATGGCGTGAAACGCCTTTTGACAGCGTTCGGAACAAAAGACCCAGTCCAGCGGATACCGCTGGGCCTGTCCTGTGCGATGCCGGTTGTCGGTATGACCGTAGCCCCGGGCTTGACGTGAGCAGACCCAGCATTTCATCGCCTGCCTTTCTTCTTGCAATTGACAAGACGTTCACTGACAGGGCGACGACCCTCGGTATAGCCGTCGCAGTCAACAAAGAAGCGGGTTTTGGCGTGCAGGCAGCGGCACTGCTTGATCATCTGGTGCTGGTAGGCACGGGTGCAATCAGTGCAGTAGTCACTGTCACCAGCGCGGGTCTTGATGGCGTAGGTGCGCCACTGCTGGTACTGCGACGCATCACTGAAGCAGCCCGGGTGGTAGGCCTGCGCCGTGGGTAAAGAGGCATTCATGGCTGGCGCTCCTTACTGAGCCCATGCGGGTTTGCCAGATACAGGAGCGCGTTGGGGCGCTGGCGCTGCTGATGCGTTGGTCTGGGCTGGTGCTGAAGATGGTGCGGCACTGCCTTGCACAGCCGCGTTTGTGGTCAACTTGGAAGGCACACCCATGGTGCGCGCGTAGTCCGGGTGGTCGGGCTCTACAGCCGTCTTGACAACGTTGCGGTCGTCACCTCGATCATCCTTTTCGATGTCCACGCGCACCACAAACTCCAGACCATCAAGGTCAACAAAGCCCTGGATGCGCCGGGCGGCTGCGGCTTGGGGGCTGTTGTCCTGCGGCAGGACGTTTCTGGCACTGTTCAGTGCGGCGCGCACAAAGGTTCTGCCCATCTGCGTCCAGGTTGGCCCCTTTGGTGAGTACAAACCGATGTTCGACCACATCTTGCGTTTGGCATATTCGCCACCGGTGATGACAAACTCGGCAGCTAGATAGACAGCGCCCGATTTGGGCGACTGGGTGGGGTAACCATCCGACCAGCCTTGGCTGGCGTCGTAGTGGCCACCGGGTTTCAGTGTCATCAGCACCGGCACGAGCGCGCCCTTGGGGATCAGGTTGAAACCTGACTGTTGTGCTTCTGCGTCGTTGAAATCAGACCACGCGTTGGCTTCTCTGTTGTTGTCGTTCATTTGAATTACTCCTTGGAATCAGTGGGGGTTGGGGTTTGTGGGTGCTGTGCAGGGGTGCCAGTGCCAGCGCACTTGGCGATAAGCGCACCCAGGTCAGGTGGTTCCAGCAGGTCAAGGCGACCGCTGCGGTCTTTGGCCGGATAGCTGTAGGGGTTGATGGTCTGGGTGACGAATGCACGGTATGAGCTGCCATCTTCGGCCTTGATTTCTGCCAGCGTCACCACCTCGTCGACGATGCCCGGCAGTTGCAGTGCAGTGGCGCTGCCTTCAATTTGCGGCACGAACACCTTGCGACCAAAGTCATCGGTTTTGCTGTCCAGGATGGCCACGAACACCACGTTCTTGCCACGGGCATGCTGCAAGTGGGTGAGCGCCGTGATCATTTCTTGACCCAAAAGGCCATATGCGCCGCGTGAATCCGGCTTGCCGGTGCGGTCAGAAAATGCGGCTGGCTGACTCTTGGACCAGTTAAAGCACAGCCGAGAGAGTGCCGTGATGGAGTCGCAGAAGTAGGTCTGGTACTTGTCCAGGCTGGCCGGGTCGCCATAGAGCGAGCAGACATGGTCAAAGTGCGCCTGAGAAAACGGTGACTGCTCGGGCAGCGCCGGGTTGGGCCCTGCCAGATAGACCACCAGATCCCGGAACTCAGGCCAGGTGCGCGGCCGCAGGCAGTCGCCATCCCAGTCTGAGACAGACAGGTCACCCGCCTCCAAGTCAATGAACAAGGTGGACTGGGTATCGAGGAATTTCAGTTGTGTCGTTTTGCCGATGCCACTCACACCCAGAATGACGATCTTGACACCACGGCGCTGGGCGCGACGCTGGTCAGCAGTGATGATGGGAAGCGCCATTTAAGCCACCTCTTTCATCTGATCGATCACCGCCGGATTCCAGAGAATCTGGTAACCCGAATGGCCATTGCGCGAGTACGGCAAGGCCTCGCCCCAAGCCTGACCGGCCTCCGTCAATTCCCATTCGTCACGGTCATTGCGCATTTGCAAGCCCATTGCAGCCAAGCGGGCATTGACGCTTCGAGCGGCCATACCCAATTGCTGGCCCAGCTTGGTCGGGTTCATGGCTGCAATTGGCTCGTCGTTTGCGGGCAGCGCACGACGCATGGTTTCCATGGAAAGGCCTGTGTTCTCGTGAATGCAAGTCAACGTTGCAGCCATGGCAATGCCATGCTTGACACCGGGAACCTTGGCCACCGCTTCGCCAATCAGCAGCAGCGATGACACCCGATCCTGGGTTGGCGATGGCAATGCGGCCACCGACATGGCTGACGCATAGGAACCGGACTTACGAATTGACGGGATGACCTCGTGTGTAACCCAGCGTTTGAAGCGCTTGGCCGCCTCCTTGGTGCTTCCCAAGATCAGCGCGTACAAGCCGTATTCACTGACATGGTTGGCACGCTGCGCGCGACCGAGGCTATCGATGACCTCCAGTTTTTGGAGGTCATCGCCGTCCACATGGGTTTTGAGTGCCTGAGAGGGGTTCCCCAACTCCAGCACTTGGCAGACGTCAATGACATTGAACCAAGGCTGCCCGGCAGCATCCAGGTTGACGCGCAGGGCGTGGCTTTCAAATTCAAAGGGAATGATTTGCGACATGATCAGGACTCCAGTGGGTCAATGGAAAGGGTGAAAGTTGGTTTGCCGGGCTCAACCGTGCGGGCGGTGGAAAACTGCTGCTGCAACGCCGGTGGCCAGTTCGTATAGCGGGATTCAGAGACTGACAACTTGATGTCGATGTAGCTCTTGATTTGCTCGCCAGATGCCACGACGCGCTCTGCGATCTCGCTCAGTTGCTTTTGGTCCCAGGTGATCTTTTTGGGAAGCTCAAACTTGATGCGCAGGGATCCGTCAGTGATGTGGGCGGTGCCAAAATCACGGCCGGATTCCAGCAATGCGGCTTTAGCCTGTTCTTCGTAGCACTGCTTTAAAGCCGCATCGAACTTGGTGCGGGCCTGTTTGAGCCAGGCCATGGCTTTGTCCAGGTTGATGTCCACTTCAAGTTTTTGAGCGGGTGTCAGCTGGGCCAGTTGGCTCACTGACATCTCGGCGATGTCAGTAGGAAAGATGGTGAGATCGGTCATATTCATGTCCTCCTCACTTGGCCACGCGTTCCGAGGTCGACACATGCAGCGCGCCATGCTCGTATTCGGCCACTGTCTCGAGCGGATACGTCACTCTTTTTGAGAGCTTGTAATAGTGCGGGCCACGTCCTTCAGAGCGCCAGCGTTGTAGCGTCTTGGGACTGATGCCCCAACGTTGGGCCAGTTCGTTTTCCGACAGCACACGCCGCTCGTGCGGAGCCACCTTTGCAGGCAGCGCCAAGGAGGCGGAATGGCCGTAATTTGCTGATGTTGATTGCAGCATTGGTACCCCTTTCATTAAGTTGAGGAACAACGCTTGCAGTGTCAAATTTGAGTGGCGAACTGTTAATGGACTGGGTGGCGAACTGGGTTGAAAGTTCGAGTTCGCTTCTGCCGCTGAAATGAAAACGGCGAGCTGCAAGGGCTCGCCGTTTCAAATGGTGAAGAATCCGATCAATGAATTTTTTGCGCGGCGCAGGGCATGGCGTAGATGCCAGCTCTGGTGACGCTTACCAACGTTTTGTACGCTCGCAACGGATCCTCATACTCTGGCTTATTCTTGTTCTGAGATTGGACCTTGAACACATCAATCGGCTTTGCGCTCGACAGCTCTGCGCGCGACATAACCATGTGCCCTTCAAGGCCCTGGCCGCCAAGCCGCCACAGAACACGAAATACCTCAGCTTGCGCTGGCGACAATGCAATGGCTGAGTTGTCGCCCGCCAAATGAACCCACCGGAAGTCCGCAGAAAAGGGGCCGTTGACTGCTTCGGTTGTGTCATGCGGCATGCCCTCTGGTGCCGTTCCTGGTGCGATAAATCGGATTTGTCCGCCGTACAGCGCAAAACGTTCCTCCAGAGGGAGCCAGAATCCGGCTCCCGCCAATGGGTCGTCTTCTTGGTCACGCAGTGGCTTCGGCGTCAACAGCCAGGGTGTCGCGCCATTACGCACACGCCACAGCAATGACGGCTTTTGAAGCACAAGATCAAGGCTGCGTGCCAATATGACCGGATGCCGTTGATGCATGCCAATGTTCCACATGCTGCTGGTGATCGCCACAGTCGCCTGCTGCATGGGAATGTTCAGTGAAGTGCGCAGTTTTCGGATCAATACATCCGCATCGAACGTCCACGCCTGCCGATCTACCTCGTCAATGGGTATGGCACCGCAGTCAGGACATTGGCACACAAGAGAACCGCCCGTCTGAACGACTTGCCCGCGCTGCAGGTTGCAATACGGACACATTAAGAACCGGCAATCGACCTGGTGCGGCTTGACCAAGCGCAGGTTTTTGAGCGTGACCAAGGCATCACGCTCCACGGCAGAGCAAATTGATTCAAACCTTGGACTGTCGGCACCAAAAAGCCTGCACGCCAACGTCCAAGCGTCAGCGTTACTGACCTTGCTCAATTTCGCGCTCGTCAATCAGGTCAGGCCTTTCACCGGCTGTGTCTTCATGCGCCGATAAAGTCTGCGAACTTTGCAGAATGCCGACGGCCACCAGATATGCCTCCAGCTGGGCCCGCAGTTTGTCATCGAATTTGTGCAGATTCAAGCGGCCTCGACTGGTCAACTCAACCGTCACGGGCGTGGATTTTTGTTTACCGGGTGGTGGGGCGTAGTACAAATTAATGCTGGCGGCGGCCACCGTCCAGTTCCGTGCCAGTGGGTCATCGTGCTCAAACTCCCCGGCAATCAGATCCGTCACGCATTCTTGCTCGCTGCTGAGCATCGCTGTAAATTCAGCTTTGAGTTTGCTGCTCGGACTCATCAACGTGATCGATTTGACTTGAAGGTTGACAAAGCCGTCATCTGCAGCCTGTGGCACCTGAAAACCCAGTTTCAAACTGGAGAGGTCGAGCGTAGGAGGCTTGATCCGCTGCGATGCGATATCGACACCAAGCAGGTGGCGAGAGAAGGCATTGGCCAGCATGTCATGGTATTTGGCACCGCCCCGAATCAGCGTGCGCGCCACGCCGGTGATTTGCGAATACTCCAGCGTCATGTGAATGTTCGGACTGCCAACGCGCCGCTGCAAAAGCAGGCCATTGAATTCAAGTCGCATCATGGCCAGGTCTTTGGCATGCACCGTTACCAATTGGGTTCCATGTACTCGGTCAAGCAAGTGGGCCACACAGACCTCGCCGCAGCGCAGCTCCCTTTGATAGAAAGCCTTGATCGCTGTAACGAAGCCATCCATGGATTTGGCATCCTGGCGTACAGGGACTTTGATCCCCAGATCGTACTGCTGCGCCTGTTGCGAATTGGCATCCACGAATTCAATCTCTGTGGCTTGCTCAAACAAATCCAGGTGATGGACAAACAGCCAAAACGCGCGGTGGATGTCACTTTGACAAAGCGCCAAATTGGCCAGGGCGGCGCTGTTTTTTGTGCAAACCTGAAACATCGCCTGCTTGCCTCGCTCATGGGCGAGTTGCACGCTGACATTCAAACCGGCCACCACTTTGTCTCTGATATCGCTGTCTGGGTAAGCCTGAATCTGTGCGATCAGGGCATTGGAGGTGATGGCATCGTCAGACCAGTCAAAGTCAGCGGGTAGCACCAGGCCTTCGCGGCTCAGATAAGCGCGCAGCGTCGGGTCGACCGGCAAGTGGAGTAATGCGTCAGCGTAGGTTAATTTCATACTCGATCCTTTCAGGAGTGTTGCCGTTGGACTCGAGACCGCTGAGGCAAAGGTGCGGCACCGCTTTCGACGACTGGTTACATAAAAACTGCCATGCATCGAATTAAGTAAAGTAAAACGATACAAGCGAGATTCTATCCGCGCATTTCCTTTTGTCAATCAAGTGAGTACTTACGAGTTCTATTGGCTCTTTTAGCTATACTTGCAGAATTATTTCAAAGGTCGTTACCTCATGCCATCCCCCTTCGGAATACGTCTACGTCAACTGCGTGAGGCCAAGGGCCTCACTCTCCAGCAAGTGGCCGATGCAGTCGGTTGCAGCAAAGCCTATGTCTGGGAACTGGAAATGCGAGAAGGTCAGCGCCCGACCGCTGAGCGCTTGAATGCCATCGGCAAGTTGCTTGGCGTTAAAGTGGAAGATCTGTTGGGTGAACCCATCGGCGAGGTCGCTGATGCATCTGGCACCGATGTCGCCTTCTTCCGTGAATACGCCGGAATGACGGAAGATGAAAAAAAACGATACCGTGATGCCATGAAGTTGATGTTTGGCAACAAGGAGTCAGGAGCGCAGAGCTCTTGATCGCCACAGCACCGCTGAGCAGTTTCAAGGCTGCCGCCAACATTCTTAACTGGCTGGCCGCCATGCAATGTCTGAAACTGCCAATCGATCTGGACTTGGTGCGCCAAATGCTGCCCGACACCCCCTTGGGTCGCGGAGCCGTCATCAAAGAACCGGCTGACTTGACTTGGGGTGCCAGCGAAGGTGCGTTGGTACGAAACCCTGACAACACGTCTGAATGGGGCATCTTTGTGAACCCCAAGACACGCGCGGAGCGCCGCCGCTTCACCGTAGCGCATGAGCTTGGCCACTTTGTTCTGCATCGCTCGCTGCAGTCCACGTTCAACTGTGACAAAGAAAGCGTTTACAGCGGCATTGCCACCCTCAAACAAATTGAACGTGAAGCCGACGACTTTGCGGGCAATCTCCTCATGCCAGGCACCATGCTGCGCGACAGAATTGAGGGAAAACGCATAGACTTTCATTTGGCTGGCGAACTGGCCAAAGAATTCGGCGTATCGCTGGAGGCCATGTGCATTCGGCTGATTAAGTTTACCGAGCAGCGCGCCGTTCTGGTTTATTGGGACAACGGTTTCCTGAAATACCAATGGCCCAGTGAAAGCGCCAGACGGACTCGTGTTCGGCTTCTCAAAACCGCAGACCCGCAGGAACCCCACCTTGGCACACTGGCAGCTGACGAAGCATTCGATCAGGAATGGGATGGGGTGGACATGCCCGCCAGCGCTTGGTGCGCCAGAGAAGCCGCAGATATTCGTCTGCGAGAACTCAAGCACACCTACACCGATGGAAACCGGATTCTGTCCCTGTTGATCCTGGAGTCGGCACCACCGCGTGCTTACCAAGCCAGCGATTGGGAAGATGAGGAAACGGGCGATTCATTCGACCGCTTCATTCAAGCCGGACAACTTCCGGTGCGGTAATTCATTGATCGACGATCTCGCAGCAGCTGCGCGCACTGCCGCGCTAGCACCATAAAACGAGTTACTCCGACAGGGTTCGGCCCATAGCATAGACGGTAGTTTTTAACCGGAGTGCTACCCATGTCAGAACTCGAATCACCCTCATCTGCGCGTCGCTTAACGCTTGAGATCCAGGTCCGGCTACCGCATCGGGAAATTGCTGAACTACTGGCCGCTGCGATTGTGCGCATGCGCGTCAAAGATATTTGCGCCCCGTCAGCCACACAGAGCGAAGTTAGCCTTGGCTTTACTGCCAAGCAGCGCGTCAATGCGAACCCGTCTTACACAGAAGGAGTTCAAGAATGACGACGCAAGCAAGTACCACCATCGCGCAAATAGCGCAGTTACCCAGTCTCCCCATGGACAGCCTCTGGGCATTATGGGACGAGCTTTTTGACCGACGCCCTGGTCACCACCATCGCACCTATCTGGAAAGTCGGATCGCGTACAAGCTTCAAGAGCGCGCATTTGGCGGCCTGTCCGGCCACCTCCGGATCAAGCTCGTAAAAATTGGCGAGACCGGTGAGATACCGGGCCACAAGCGGCGCGCCGAAAGCGATTTGTCTGCCGGAACGACATTGGTTCGCGAGTACGACGGTGTCACCTATCGCGTCAAAGTGATGGACGACGGTCGTTTTGACCTCAACGGCCGCCCCTTCAAGAGCCTGTCAAAAGTGGCTCGCGAAATCACCGGGACTGTGTATTCCGGTCCTGTGTTCTTCGGTTTGAAGCCTCCCAGCCGTGCACGGAAGGCGGCCCAGATATGAAAACACCAGCAACACGTGTACCGGCATTGACACCGAAAAAGCGCTGTGCCATTTACACCCGCAAGTCCACCGATGAGGGACTGGACCAGGAGTACAACAGCCTTGAGGCGCAGCGCGATGCATCGTTGGCGTTCATCAGCAGCCAGCGCCATGAAGGGTGGATTGGCACCGACGATGGTTATGACGACGGTGGTTACTCCGGCGGCAATACAAACCGACCGGCGCTGAAACGTCTGCTGGCAGACATCGAGGACGGTCGCATCGATGTGGTGGTGGTCTACAAAATTGACCGGCTGTCCCGGTCGCTGTCCGACTTTGCCCAGATGGTCGATCTGTTTGATGCTCGTGGCGTCACCTTTGTGTCGGTGACCCAGCAGTTCAACACAACGACCAGCATGGGCCGATTGACGCTCAACATCTTGCTGTCATTTGCCCAATTCGAGCGTGAGATCACTGGGGAACGGATCCGCGACAAGATTTCGGCCAGCAAGGCTAAGGGGATGTGGATGGGCGGCACACCACCTCTGGGTTATGACGTGCGAGAACGCAAACTTATTGTCAATGAGCCGGAAGCTGCGCTCGTCAGGGACATATTTGCGCGGTATGCCGAAACCGGATCAGCGGCGCAACTGGTGCGTGAACTCCAGATCGAGGGGCGCACCACCAAGGTGTGGATCGCACAAAACGGCCGCCGCCACGATGGAAAGGTCATTGACCAGCAGTGCTTGTTCACCTTGCTGCGCAACCGCCTGTATCTTGGGGAGATCACTCACAAGGGGCAATCATTCCCTGGACAGCATGAGCCCATTGTCACCACCGAATTGTGGGCGGCAGTACATGCGTTTGTCGATGGCCGCAAGCAGGGGCCACGACCCCAGTACAAGAAGGAGCCCGCACTGCTGAACGGCCTGCTTTATGCACCCGATGGTCAACGCATGCTGCCGACCTATACCCAGAAGAAAAACGGCAAGCGCTACCGCTATTACGTGCCCTATCTGGAAAAGCGGCAATCGGCGGGCGCGACCTACGATCCGACCCGGCCCAACATCGGGCCGCTGCCAGCCCTGGAAATTGAAACTGCTGTGCTGGCGCAGGTGCATAAGGCCTTGCAGGAACCCGAGATGATCATTGGTGTCTGGCAGGCCGGTATGGCACTTCGGGAGCGCAAGGAAATGGACGAGCCGACCGTGCTGGTGGCCATGCGGCAAATGAGCGAGGTCTGGGAGCACTTGTTCCCCATCGAGCAGAACCGGATCATGCGGTTGCTCATTGAGAGGGTTCAACTGCATGAGGACGGTTTGGACATCATCTGGCAGGACGACAGCTGGCAACGTTTCTGCCGTGAATTGGAACGGCACCAATTCGTGGTCGAACAACGCGCACCGGCTGACGAGGAGACTGTGTGATGGATGCCACCGATAACTCCACACGTGGTACGCCAGCGTTGCGCCGGGTCGTGGTGACGCCATCGGGCAAGCCACGGCAATTCGAGATGGCAGGTCGATCGGTGACATTTGTTCCGCTGTCCATCAAGCGACGCCACTCCAGCAAGTTAATCGTGCCGCCAGCGGGTGCGGCGTTTGTGAGAACGACATCCACATTCGATCTGCCCTTGATCCGCACCCTTGGCAAGGCTTTTTACTGGCAGAAGTTGATTGACACCGGCGAGGTGGCCAACGCGACGGAACTGGCACGCCGCTTCAAGCTTGAGCCGGGGTGGGTTAGCGAAGTGCTCAGAATGACACGCTTGGCACCAGACATCATCCGGGCGATCCTGGATGGTCGGCAGCCACGTCATCTGAACCTTCATGCGCTGCGTGGTCGCCAGGCGGAGGTTCCATTGGATTGGGATGAGCAGCGTAGGCTTTTTGAATTCGTTTCGTGACTTACTTGATCAGGGGGGCAATGTCCTGCTCGAAGATCTGAAGCGCAGTCCGTTCGCACGGTTTGTAACCAGTTATGGCTTCAAGCGGCTCGATCGTACCGCCGACAGCAACGACTACATATTTCAGCCTCGTGTCCCCTAAATTGACTTGTCTCGGGGGTAATGCGCGCATGACATCACCCATAGATGGGTTTTGTCGCTGCAAAAAGGTATCAAACGACATACCTTGCATCCTCAAAGCCGTACGTATTTCAGGATTGGCCAAGTCCTCAGGCGTCCATTTGGCGGACAGCCAATCGCGGGCCATTACAAACGGCGGAAGGTAATCGCCCTCGCGGCCCTCATAGACCTGGTGGCGGACCGTGACGTCCACAACTCCGAAAGGCGGTGCAACCACTATCGCGTGCGGCGCTGCAAAGCTTCCCTCGTCAAACGACCAAAAATAGCGATCAGTGATTCCGCTGTCTGATGGAAACGTTATGGTTAGCGTGGCCTTGGCAACGTAGTTCCAAACCCCAAGCCGGTCAAGCATCCGACCCAACATTCCAGATGCGTCCACGCAGGCACCGAGTCGCCCGTCGGCCTTAACCGCCAAGGTCAATGCATTTGCAGCGATATCAATCTTGGTAGCCGCATCAGCAAGGTAGCCATCGTCATATGGACGGGCCTCAACATACCGCGCGTACAACTCCAGGAAGCGCGAATCCAGCCGCTCCTGCATCAGGAAGGTCGGGTGGTCATAGAAACCAGGCGCATCAAACGGGATATTTCGATTAGAGAACGCGCGCTCCAAACGTCGACGCTCCTGCACATTTGACAGAGGCCACGGCATAAAGTACTCCCCGGAAGATTGTTAAGTGGTCAAACGACCAGTTTTGCCATCCAGTTTATCCGGCGAACTGCACAAACTGACACGCGCATAAGTTGTTGGCAGAACTCTATGTCTGCGTGTGCCAGCGTCGACATGGTTCTGACCTGCTTTTTGAGAACAGAGAGCAGAAAGGAATCGAAATAGAGGCAGTCGGCAAGAAATAGTGACCGCATCGTAGGCCGCTCTGCGCACGCAGATCGGCCACACACCCCGCGTAGCTTGGGGAAAGCCCAGAAATGACAAAGCCAACAGAGAACAGTTGGCTTTGAATATTGGTGGCCTGGGGCGGAATCGAACCACCGACACAAGGATTTTCAATCCTCTGCTCTACCGACTGAGCTACCGGGCCTAAGCTAAAAATTATAACAGCAACTTGGTCATCATTTTCAGGAAACGGCT